GCACACCGCCGAACTGGCCTTTCGTTTCGGTAGAAAGGTAAGGGACTTAATAGACTCCGAAGAGTATCAAAAAGTTTTTCCGGGCGTTCGACTGAAAGCGGATTCAAAATCTGCCGGTCGTTGGGAAACCAACGCCGGTGGCGAAGCGTTCTACTCAGGAATAGGCGGAGCGGTGACAGGACGTGGTGCGGATTTATTGGTGCTGGATGATATTCACTCAGAGCAAGATGCGCTTTCATTGACGGCCTTGGACAATGCGTGGGACTACTATTCGTCTGGGCCACGACAAAGACTGCAACCGGGCGGGGCGATTGTAATTGTGATGACGCGATGGTCGACCAAGGACTTAACGGGAAGATTGCTCAGCAGACAGGTAGAAGAACACGCAGATCAGTGGGAAGTGGTGGAATTTCCGGCTATTTTCCCTGAAACAGGCCACGCATTATGGCCCGAATATTGGACGTTACCGGAGCTGGAAGGGGTCAAAGCGTCACTGCCGGTAAGCAAATGGGAAGCGCAGTGGATGCAGAATCCCACTTCTGAAGAGGGTGCTATACTGAAACGGGAATGGTGGAAAAAATGGACGCACGACGACGTGCCCCAAATGCAATATGTCATCCAATCGTACGACACGGCTTACACAAAAAAAGAAACTTCTGACTACTCAGCGATCACGACGTGGTGCGTATTTTATCCGGACGAGAACTCTACAAGACCCGCCTTACTCTTGTTGGACGTCAAAAAAGGACGCTGGGACTTCCCGGAACTGAAACGGGTCGCTTACGAACAATACACTTATTGGGATCCCGATACGGTTATCGTCGAAGCCAAAGCATCAGGGCTGCCACTTACCGACGAATTACGCCAAGCGGGCATTCCGGTAGTGAACTATTCTCCCGGCAAAGGCCACGATAAGATCGCCAGGGTAAACGCAATCGCCCCTCTACTGGAATCGGGTATGGTGTACGTCCCTGAAACACGTTGGGCGGAGGAATTGGTTGAGGAGTGTGCGGCTTTTCCATTCGGCGACTACGATGACTTGGTGGATTCCACTACACAGGCACTAATGCGTTATCGACAGGGTGGGTTTATTGGTTTAGAATCTGACGATGACATGCAGGATGGCCATCCTCGCAGGCTAAAAGAATATTACTAGGAGTATACAATGGCAGACAAAGGTGAAAAGATAAAGGACCAAGGCTTTGTTCCTTACGCAAAGCAGAAAACTCAAGCCACTTCCAAGGGCCCTAAGCCCGGCGCCGGTAAAGGCAAAAGCCGAGGCGGCGGAGAAGCTCTCAGAGGTACGAAGTTCACAGGCGTATTTTAGAAGCTAAATGGCTGAAAACAAAGTACCAACCAACATAGAAAGGTTGTCAGATCTCATTGATCTGGAAGTTGAAGACGGCACGGAAGTTGAAATAGAAGAGCCGTTGTCCCCGGACGGAATGAATGATATCGCCGTGGAGTTATCCGATGGCGGTGGTGCTGAAATCAATTACTTTCCCGATGAAGACCCCATGGGCGAAGTCCCGTTTGATGCCAATTTAGCTGATTTTATAGACGACGGCGACTTAGGCCTCATTGCCAATGATCTTATTGGCGAATTTGAAGACGATAAAAGTTCCCGCTCCGAGTGGGAAAATGCTTATGTCAAAGGCTTGGACTTACTTGGCTTCAAATACGAGGAAAGGGATCGTCCTTTTCCCGGTGCTTCCGGTGTCACCCATCCATTATTAGCGGAATCAGTAACTCAATTCCAAGCGCAAGCCTTTAAAGAGCTTTTACCCCCTAAAGGACCGGTAAAAACAAGGGTATTGGGTAACGAAACCCCGGATATTGAGGAGCAGGCGAGAAGAGTTCAAGAGTTTATGAACTACCAAATTACCACAATAATGGAGGAATATACCCCTGAAATGGACCAATTGTTGTTCTATTTGCCGTTGGCGGGTACGGCCTTCAAAAAAGTGTACTACGACGCCAGCAAACAACGCGCGGTAAGCTCCTTCGTCCCCGTAGAAGATCTGGTCGTCCCTTATACTGCCAGTGATTTAGCTACCTGTGAACGTGTCACTCACATCGTCAAGATGACGCACAATGAAATACGCACTCAACAAGTCGCCGGTTTCTATCGGGACATTACCCTGCATCCATCGGAAACTAACATATCCAATGCTCCCAAGGACAAGGAAGACCAACTCGAAGGCATTCAAGCCGGCATCAATGAAATGCTTTATGAATTACTGGAATTCCATGTCTCTACGGACATACCGGGATTTGAAGATCCTGAAGGTTTTCACCTGCCCTTCATCATTACCGTGGACAGGTCATCGGGTCAGGTATTAGCAATTCGCAGAAACTACAAGGAAGACGATCCATTAAAGAAAAAAATACAATATTTTGTGCATTATAAGTTCCTCCCCGGCCTCGGCTTTTACGGCTTTGGCTTGATTCACATGATTGGCGGTCTATCCAGAACAGCGACCGGCGCCCTCAGACAATTGATTGATGCCGGTACGTTGGCGAATCTTCCTGCCGGGTTCAAGGCCCGTGGACTGAGAATCAGGGACGACGAAACTCCGTTGGAACCGGGTGAGTTCCGCGACGTGGACGCACCGGGCGGAGCCTTAAGAGATTCCCTGGTACCGTTGCCGTATAAAGAACCATCGGCTACCCTCATGCAATTACTCGGTTTTTGTGTGGAAGCAGGACAACGCTTTGCGTCAATTACGAACTTACAAATAGGGGAAGGCAATCAGGAGATGCCCGTGGGTACGACCATGGCATTATTGGAACAGGGTACTAGAGTGATGTCCGCCGTCCATAAAAGATTGCACTACGCCCAAAAAACAGAATTTAGAATACTGGCTAGGTTGTTCTCTGAATACCTACCCCCTCAATATCCGTATCAAGTAGTGGGCGGGGACCAAGCCATAAAACAAACGGACTTTGACGATCGCGTGGATGTGATTCCAGTCAGTGATCCCAACTTCTTTTCCATGAGTCAGCGCATCACCTTGGCCCAACAAGAATTACAATTGGTGCAAAGCAATCCTGAGATTCATAACATTAAGGAATCTTATCGCAGGATGTATCAAGCCCTTGGTTCCGAAAACATAGACGCCTTATTTGTTCCCGATCCACCACCTCCCGCTCCTGTGGATCCCGCCCAAGAGGATGGGGCGGCCTTGATGGGTGCGCCTCTAACCGCTTTTCCTGAACAAGCCCACATGATACACATTGAGGTGCATCTGTCTTTCTTGGAAACTGGAATTCCCATGGCCAATCCGATGGCGATGTCATCATTGGTATCGCACATTTTTCAACACGTATCGTTGGAGGCACAGAAGTTAGCCGATCAACAAATGCCGGAACAACCTCAACAAATGCCACAACAGCCTCAGCAACTGCCTCCGCAACAAATGCCTCCGCAGCAAATACCGCAGATGCAAGAAGGCGGGATGGCACCACCCCCTCCGCCTAATCCGCAGAAGGAGATACTAAAGGCACAAATAGAAGCCAAGATCCTTGAACAAATCATGCCGCGACTGGAAGAAGTTATATCACCGCCTGATGATGGTGTGGTTGCATTGAAGCAACAGGAACTGGAAATCCGTGCAAAAGAGAATGAAGATGATAAACTAATTGCCGAGAAGAAGATCCAATTGGATAGTGTCAAGCTTAAACAAAAAGATAAAACGGATACAACAAAGAGTTCTTTGGATAAAGCTAAGTTAAAGCAAAAGGATAAAGCGGATACGAAGAAGAGTTCTTTAGATAAAGCCAAGCTTAGACAAAAGGATCAATCGGAAGAAGAGAGCTTAAAAGCACAGGAAGATATAGCAGCATTGAAGGCAAACGTGGACAGACAACGCATTAATCAAGAAAAGAAATCAGGGAGTAGGGACTGATGATGAGTTTATTTGGTTATCAAAGAGGTGGCCCTGTAAGAGGAGGGGCTTATCGTGAACAACCTAATCTTCCGTCAAGGGGGGATCCAGTACAGGATGCAATAAACGCAGCAATTGGTGTTGTTCCTCCACCTCCACCTCCTCCACCTGCTGCTGAAGCATCTATGTTAGCTCAAGCTATAGCAGGATATGAAGGAGAATATAGAGAAGATTATGATCTTAACAAATACGGCATTATTGATGTGCTTGACTCTATTTGGCAAATGCAGATAGAAGGAGGTTTAAGAAATCCAGATGGTACTCCAGTAACAGAAGCTGATCCAGTCCAAACCGCAGTGGACCAAGCCACAGGAGGATACACGGCCCAAGACATAGCGACTTACCTGGG